CTGTGCTCGGCTACGCTGGCATAAACTTTTTATTTCGTTACCTAAGCCCACCAGAAAAACGCGATAAACAGAGCGAGGAAAAACAGATTCATCACTGGCCGATCGAACTGCCCAGCACACCGCGCGCGTGAAATGTGCAGAACATTGCCGAATAGTTACCAGGTAATGTAGGGGAGGTCTGTAGTGCCGGCCATTGGGCGATAATCATGTTGTCTCTTGCCCAGGAATAAGTTGGCGCGCCAGCCGCAACAATGTCCGCGCTGCGCGTCGCGTAAAGCGCGGTAAAAAGACTGTCAATCGTCGCCGTACCCAAAATCGCCGTCCCGGGCGTTATAGCCTGGGGTTGGACTTCAGCTTGCTGCCCCTCTTGGGGTGATTGGTCTCCGTTACTCATACTTTAATCAGAATGGTTGATGGCGCCACCGGGCGCGCCGTAATTTGAATATCCATGATCGTCTGCGCCTGCGGATCCTCTAGCCCAGAGAGTTGCCAGTTGACTTGCCAACGGTCCGCATACATCCGGATAAAACGCGGTGCCTTTTCCGCATCGGTCAACTCTGGACTGAAACTGTACGTGTTTTCCAAGAGATCCCGAAGCGTGCTGTCCCAGGTCAATTCCTGCGGTGGGGGAAGTCCATTGCTCATCCGCATTATGGAATAACAAATGCTGGCCGCTTGTGCAAGCTAAAACCAACCCGGGGTCACATTGGTGCGATCATGCGCTAAATCGATATACGCCGGGTTGAGCTCAATCAGGATCGCCCGCCGCCCGAGCTCAAGCGCCACCTGGCCAGTCGTGCCCGAGCCGGCAAAGGGATCGAGAACCGTGTCACCCGGTTTGCTGCCGGCCAGGATGCACAGCTTGGGGATCTCCTCGGGGAACGTGGCGAAATGGGCCTCAGCGTAAGGTTGCGTTGCGATCGTCCAGACCGTGCGCTTGTTGCGGCCACGTGGGTCAAGATATACTTCTAACCGCTTAAATCCTTTTCCCCCATGATTCCAAGCTTGAGTATTTGGAATATAGTCAGTCGATGATTTTCCTCCCGCTGCGCGAGGATTTACAAATTGGCCGTTTTGAATTTCGTAGGTTTTATTTTCGTGCGGCTCCCTAATCGCCTCCGCATCGTAAAAATACCTTTCTTGCTTCGCCAGTAGGTAAATCATCTCGTGCGCTTTTGTTGGCCTATCGGTCACGGATTCCGGCATCGGGTTAGGCTTGTGCCACACGATCTCAGAGCGCAGGTACCAGCCATCGGCCTGCAACGCCATTGCTAGGCGGGCTGGCATCATGCAAAGGTCTTTGGGCTTGAGGCCATTGCCTCGATATGAATTTCGGCCTTGATACTCCCTGTTAAGCGTCGGTGTGTCCGATCCACGAAAGCTTTCGAATCCATTCTTGGCGTTCGCAGTGGCGGGATTGCTTACGTAGCTATCCCCCATATTAAGCCACAGCGTTCCGTCATCGCGCAGCACTCGGCCTACCTCGCGGAACACGGCAACCATCTTGGCGATGTACTCTTCGGGCGTGGATTCTAGGCCAAGCTGCGAATCGATCCGGCGAGCGCCGCAATGACCGCAAGTCTCTTTGAATGGAACATCGTGAAACTGATCATCGCCACCATGAAAAAGACCCATTGGGCGAGAGTTTCTATTGCCAACCTGTTTATGTTCGCATGTCTCCTCCCCACCTTCCCACTCCGCCGTCCCGTAGTCCCGCAAACCCCAGTACGGCGGACTAGTCACGCAACATTGCACGCTCCCAGCCTCCAAGATCGGCAGAATGTCGCGGCAATCGCCACAATGGATTTCTAATCGCCCGTCCATGAACCAAGTTGTTCGAGTTGCCGTTGCAGCCCAGGATCACGCAACTTATCCCGCTCAAAGCCATCGTAAGCTTCCTCCAATCGTTCCCACGGATCTGTCTTGCGCCCCACGTACGCCGCAAAGTTCATCACCCCATGCGAAAAAGCGCCAATCACCGCATCAGCCCGATCCGGCGATTTAACCCCGCGCGCCGCCATATCGTCCTTTTTCTCGATCCCGAGCCGGCCACGGACGTCCAGCGTGCTCTTGCGGCTAGTCAGCTGACCCACCAACGTCGGATCATTGAGCAGCACCAGCTCGCCTCGCGCTACCCGCTGAGCGAAACTGTGCCAGACCTCGGCGCCACGGCTTACGTAATGATCTTCGTCGGTCGGTTTACCCCCGAAACTGAACCGGTTAATCGGCCAGCCAGCATCTCTGAGCATATCGCACATCGGCAGCCCGAGCCCGCCAGCGTCACCCCAGATCTGTTCGGCTCTCAAACCAGCCTTGCGAAACTCCAGCAAGAACCGCCCAACAATCGATATGGCGTTGGTATCATGCCAGCCGATCAAGTCCAGTAACTTGTTCCCGGTCCGGATAGCAAGCACGTTCTCGTCCCGGCCTTGAGCGAAATCGCAAAACGCCGCGTATTCGTGCCGGCTGATCCGGGCGCCAGGCGGATTGGCGATCATCTTGCGCAAAGGCTCGAAAGGCACGATAAAGCTCTCGCCCTCAGCCAGATCCATAAACTCGCCATAGATCGAGCTGCGAACCAATGGATGATTCTCGCCGTAAGTCTCCAGCATGTCGCGAATCTTTTCCCGCGGGATATGCGGGCAATCTTCCAAGGAAATCTCAAAACAGATATGGTTCTGGCGATTCAAGCTGAACGCGTCAAAGAACGTGCCACTGCGCAGCCCCGGCGAGCTGATGATTAAGAGCACCGCGTAGCCGCATCGGTCAACCGCCTCAAAGATCGGCGCCTCAATGCTTTTGGCCTCATCGATGATCATTAAGAGCGGCGCGCCCTTAGTGCCATGATGACCCTCAACCCGCTGGCTCTCATCGGTGGTAAAGGCCACCAGCTGACCGCCTTGCGGAGTACGGATCTCGCGTTGCAAAAACGTCCAGTGCTTCAGATGCGGATCGCGGTAACTGAACAGCGCTCTCATCAATTGAGAGTCAAGTTGACGCGAATCGGCGCTCATCAGAACGACCTTGCTGCGCGGGTAACGGTCAAGCCACCGGCAAATAGCAGTCGGAATAACGATAGAGCTTTTGCCGCTGCCATTCGGTGTGCGCACGGCGATCCGAACCCGCTCATACTGTGAGCCTTGGTCGACGGCCTCGGCGATCTCGGCTTGCCAACGATACAAGTCGCGGCCCAAAACCGTGCGCGCAAAGAGCAGGGGACTGTCACGGAGACCTTTGGCTAATTTCATTTCTTTAGGGTAGTGGTCCCAAGGAGTGATCCCGGGACCACTTTTTTGCTTTGCTGCGCTCGGCTCGGCTCTGCTTCGCTCCGCTCCGCTGTGCTAGGCTAGGCTCGGCTGAGCTTTGCTCAGCTAGGCCTTGCTCGGGTCGGCTACGCTGCGCTACGCTACGCTGTGCTCGGCTTGGCTGTGCTCGGCTTCGCTGTGCTCGGCTGGGCTGGGCTTCGCTCAGCTCGGCTTGGCTTTGCTCAGCTCGGCTTGGCTTTGCTGCGCTATGGTAATCACTTGGCCGCCTTTCGCAGTTCTTGGACTAAGTGTTTATCACTTGCTGGTAAATCTCCGATCCAACCCTCCAGCGCATCCGCCGCGCGGGCACACAACGCTTTAAGCGCAGCAATCTCGACTGCAAAAGCGCTCGACCCCGTCAGCACAATCGGCGGATTAGGGTTAATCAGCCCCGGACACGCGCCAGCGCCAGCCCGCTTGTGGTAACCGATTCCGCCGCAGTACGGACATGGCATGCTCTCACTTATGTGATGACGTGTCATCAGTTTTCCCGTTCCCCGACGCCGGCCGATACTTCTGAAACATTGAGCAGACGGTGTCACGGACCGGCTTGGCCTCCTGCTCGATCTGCTTGGCTTCAGCCCCACTGATGTTAATAGCTAAATTGTTCTGGGTGTATGAGTTACTGAAGCTGAGCTGAATCTCGGGCTTGGCAAACTGAGTCGGGTATTTTCGTTCAAGCATCCAAGCTGCGCCACACCAGTTGCCAACCCCATCCCAGATCCGTTTGCGATATGGCATTTCGCGAGCCAATTCCGCTTTCTTTATTTCTGGGCATAAGTCACCAGCGCGATAACGCCGGATAGTTCGCTCGTGAACGCCGACGAATTCGGCGACTTGCTGATCGGTGAAAGCGAGCCAGAAAAGCTCGGCGATCTTAGAGATGAGGGTTGGAGTCAGCTTAGGTGGGCGGCCTCTTGGCATAAAATTTCCTGGCGTGAACGCCTTTTTCTAAATCCAAGGTAAAACTGAAGGGTTTAACGAACTTATCTTTGTCGAATGCCTTCATAAAAATGCGCACGCTAGGAGGAAGCTTAAACCAACCGAGCGACTCGACGTAGAGCCCTTCTGCTTTAACCAGGGCATTTTGGTCTACTGATAATTTAAACCCGCGAACCAGGGCCAAAGCGACCGGGCACTCGGATTCAGATTCTTTAAAGCCATATTTGATATCCTTTTTCGTAACAACGATTCGCTTGAGTTTCATATGTCAGTGTCAAAACTGTTTCAAAATCTGAATATCCTGAGTATGTGTCAAAAACCCCCTATCTCTCTCTCTTAAGAGAGAGGGGGTTTTGACACA